CGAACGGCGCATTCACGTCCTCCGAAAACCTGCGAGGCTCAAATGAGACGGATTCTCCTGGCGTTGACCCTACTGGTCGCGGGATGCGAGTCGCCTGCCGCTTTCAGCCGGAAGAGTGCCGAGCGGCCGGTCGTCAGCGTGCCGGCCGCCTTGCGGCAGAGCAATTGGGTAGGGCCGGGGGGAGAGGGGTCTTGCGTCCATGCGACGATGATAAGCCTCTTGCGCTGGCAGGGACGCGCCAAGACGGCTGACTACTGGCGGCGGAGCCATGCTGGCGGCGAGTGGCCCGAGGACCTGGCCGCCAAGTTCGACAGCGCAGGGATTCGCTATGCCTACGTTGAGAATGGCGACGTGCGCTTCTTGGAGTGGGCTTGCCGCACGCGCCGTGGCTGCGGGCTCACAGTTCTTGGCGGGGGGCACATGGTCGCCCTGGTTCACCTGGACGACCACTGGGCGGCGATTCTCGACAACAACGATGTCTCCACCATTCGATGGGTCCCGCGGGCAAGCCTGATTGCGGAATGGAAAGCCAGTCACGGTTGGGCAGTGACGCCGATCTATTCGCCGGCTGCACCGCTGCCCCGCTAACCTTTGTGCATTCTGTGAGGAAACCATGAATCGAGCCCTTCTGAGTCTCTGCCTGCTGGCGACCCTGGCGGCCGTTGTGCCGGCACCCGCCGATCAGGCGACGGTCAACGGCGTCCTCGTCGAGGAGCGCGTTGTCAGACTGCCCAACGACCACGGCAAATGGTACGTAAGCGTCGTCGGCGATGGTCGCGATGCGGCCTACCAGCGTCTCTTGGCCTGGTTTGACACGAACGCCAACCTCAAGACGCTCAGGGCCCAGGTTCACTTCTGCCCAATTGCCGCCGGGACCGCGATCTATCAGGAACGCTACAAGGAGAACGTGAAGGGACTGCCCACCGTGCGGGTGCAGAAGCCCGGCGGCGAAGTGATCTATGAGGCCGCTGGAAAGAACCTGCCCATGTCGGCGGATGGCCTCTATGGCGCGATCGCCGATGGCGTCTACAGCGCCCAGGGCATTCGACCCGTCCTTCCCTGGCGGCGCGACATGGAACGGCGTTGTCCCGCTCCGGGCCCGAGCCCTCAACCCGAGCCCCAGCCGCAGCCCGATCCCGAACCGCAACCGATCGACGACGGCGGCGCTCCGGTGGTCGAACCGCAGACCGGTGGACTGGAATGGGTGCTGGCCCTGCTGTGCGTTGGCGGCTTCTTCGGTGGGCTGACGATGGGCTACGGTCGTCAGTTGTACGTGAAGCTCCATCCTGTGAAGTAGCTCGGTACGTCCTTCAAGCTGTCACGTGGCAGCCATCCTCAACAAGCTGGAGACGAAAGATGAACCCCGTTGTCGTGATCTGGATTCTGGCCGCCGTGGTCGCCGTCCTTATCGGGCGCGAAGTGGGCAAGTGGCTCTTCGGAAAAAACGAGAAGCTCACGGCCAAGAAGCGGGCCGCCCAAGTGCTCGCCGGTGAACTGCGGGCCGCCGGCCTCAAGCTGTTGCCGGCCCTTTTGGAAGACTTCGCCGTGGGCGATGTCCAGGACATGGTGGAGAAGATCCACGATGTCGCCAAGCTGGTCGAGTCGGGCAGCGATGCGATCAAGAAGGAACTCGAAGGAACCTTCGAGAATGTCTTGGCCAAGAAGCTCGCCTCGCCGGAGGGAATGGCCCTGATTAAGGCGAAGATCGCCGAGGCCGAGCAGCCCGCTCAGCCGGCCCCGACTCCGATCGCTCAACCAGCTTTGGCTCCGGTCCCAGCAAAGTCGTAGGCTTCTGCGGGATGGCTGAATCTCCGGCCCCGCGATCCGTCGCGGGGCCGGCTTCCTCGTCTCTGGAAATACCGATGAGTCGTCGAGTGTTCCTTGGACTTGTGGCTCTGGTCGTGCTTTTGGCGGGTTGCCAGGCCGGCGCGGAGCCGAAGCCGTTGCCCAACATCAAGATCGTGGCTTTCACCGCGACCTGGTGCGGGCCATGCCAAACGGTCAAGCCGCTATTGATCGAGATCAAGGCCCTCGGCGTCGAAGTCCAGGTCGTGGACATCGACGCGCAGCCGGTCTTGGCACAGCGGTACGGCGTTACGCGGGTGCCGACCTTCCTTCTTCTTGTGGCTGGACGGGAGGCAGCGCGGACCTATGACGTGTTGACCGCCCTGGCCTGGTCACGTAGGCAAAGGCAATGAGCCGACGACGCTGCCGCAACTGCCCGGAAAGGCCCAAACCGGCGGAAGCGAAACCGGTCGCGGCGGCTCCGGCCAACCGTCGCCGCCGGCTGTCGCCGAGGCGAAGAAAGCAAACATGAGGTTGCACCGGGGCGAACGCCGAAGCAACCAGCGCGCCGCACTTGCCGCTGCCCACGCGATCCTTGGCCTTGCAACCTCATCAAATCACCATGATCGTGGCCGATGAATCCCCTTACGGATGTGTTTTTTCAGACCCTCTGCGAGGGACTCAAGAGCAAAACGCTCACGTCCTGCAGCCGTTGGGCTGAGAATCGTCGCGTGATGGGGGCACCGTTCACCGGGCCGTACAGCTTCAAGCGCCACCCCTGGTGCCGGGAGATTCACGATAGCAAGGCGGTGTGGACCATCGCCATGAAGGCCGCCCAGTTGGGTGTCACGGAAACGGGGATCAACCGGGCGTTCTACACGCTCGACCGGCTGAAGCGGGATGTCCTCTACATCCTGCCGACGATGGGCAACGCCAGCGATTTCAGCAAGGCGCGGTTTGCGACAGCACTGAAGCTCAGCCCGTACCTCAAGGACATCTTTGTTGACACGAATACCGTTGGCTTGAAATCGACAGGCACTAACGTCCTTTACATCCGCGGGAGTCGAGGCGACAGCAACCTGAAGTCCGTTCCGGCATCCGAATTGGTCCTTGACGAACTCGACGAAATGGACGCCCACGCGATCGCCCTCGCCCTGGAGCGGCTTTCGGGTCAAATCGAAAAGCACATCCTGGCGATCTCGACGCCGACCGTTCCGAAGAAAGGCATCCACAAGCTTTTCCTCACGAGCACTCAGGAGCACTTTGTCTTCCCATGTCCGCATTGCAGTCGATGGACGGAACTTATCTGGCCCGATTGCGTGGAGATCATCGGCGAGTCCGTCAATGATCCGCGCTGTGACGAGTCGTTCCTGAAGTGCAAGGAGTGCAAGCACAAGCTGGACCAGGAGGCGAAGCCCGAGTTCCTGGCCGGCGGTGACTGGCGGCCGACGGAGCTACAGGTGTCGGCGGACGAATCGAGAGGCTTCTACATCAATCAGCTTTACTCGTCCACCGTGACGCCCGGCGAATTGGTGATCGCCTACCATCGCGGGCTGGGTGACGAGGCGATGGCGACGGAGTTTCATTGCAGCAAGCTGGGTGTGCCTTTCATCGGTGAAGGGGCCCAGGTCACAGACGAAATGCTGGAGAACTGCCTCAAGGGACACACGATCAACGACAAGCGCCCCCAGGCGAGTGGCCGCGTAATAACGATGGGGGTGGATCAGGGCAAGGTCGGCTACGTCTCCGTCGTCGAGTGGCTCTTCGATCGGCGTCCCGGCAGCGATATCAATGCGGCGGCGATCGGCAAGCTTCTCTGGTTCGGGAAATTCATCGGTGAATCGGATGAGGGGTGGAACTACCTCGACGACTTGATGCGGGAATGGCAAGTCTTGGCGGCCATCGTGGACGCGGACCCATTCTTGAACGACGCCCGCCGCTTTGCGAAAAGATTTCGCGGCTACGTTTGGTTGACGCAATATCGGCGCGGCAAAGCAGCCAAGGAGATCGCGATCACCGAGGAGGACACCGGGGCTCCGATGGCAAGGGTGGATCGAACCAATTGGTTTGACTGCACGATGGGTCGCTTCAAGAGGAATCCGTCTCGCATCCTGCTGCCGCGCGACATCAGCCTGGAATACCGCGAGCACGTCAAGAGCATGGTGCGGACCTACGAGAAGGACGACACGGGCAACATGGTGGCGACCTACGTGAATACGGGGCCAGACCACTACGCTCACAGCATGGTCTATGCCGACATCGGGCTTGCCTTGGCACCGATCAGCAGCGGCGCGGGAAACGTGGGCAAGGTGACGTGATAGGACGGGGCTATGGCCGAACGGAACAACAACGTAGCTCATTTGGTCGATGCCCGTCATCCTCTGTACCTTGCCGGGATGACCGACTGGTACAAGTGGCGTGTGACCTATTTGGGCGGTGATGAGTTTAGAGAGGCTTACCTCAAGAAGTTCTCTGCCCGGGAGGACCAAGAGGACTTCAACACCCGGAAGGACATAACGCCCGTTCCGAAGTTCGCTGGTGCCGCGATCAACGATATCAGAAATGCGATCTACCAGCGGATGCGCGACATCACGCGGAGAGGCGGCAGCCGGACGTATCAGTACGCGGTGAGCGGAGAGAATCTCGGCGTTGACCATCGCGGGTCCACGATGAACGCCTTCATCGGCGTCAAGGTACTCACGGAGCTGCTCGTGATGGGTCGCGTCGGCGTCTTCGTGGACGCCCCGCGGGTCTCGCCTGGGGCGACCCTGAAAGAGGCCGGGATCACGCAGCCCTACCTCTACAAGTACGACATCGAGGACATCCTTTCTTGGACTTGCAGCAATCCCGAAAAACCGAGCGAGTTTCAGGCGGTTCTGCTGCGCGACACGACCATCGAGTACGACCAGGCCACGCTTCTACCTACGGTCTCGGCGCAGCGGTATCGCTACCTGCGGATCAACGAGAATGGCCGGGTGAGCTTGCAGTTCTACAACCTGAAGAAAGAGCCGGTCGATCAGGATGGGAATCCCGGGGGCGAGATCGAGTTGGAATTGACCCGCATCCCGTTCACGCTCTTGGACATCGGCGGGAGTTTGATCCGGGACGTTTGCCAGCAACAGATCGCACTATTGAACCTCGGTTCCAGCGACGTGAACTACGCCTTGCGGGCCAACTTCCCGTTCTATGTGGAGCAGCGCGACGGACGAGCCGCGGGTGCCCATTTGAGAATCGCTGCCACGGAGGATGGGACGGCGACGAGCGGCGGCCAGGGGGCCGCGGACACGGACATCAAGGTCGGGGTGACGCACGGCCGGACCTACGATAAGGGGATGAATCAGCCGGCCTTCATCGCTCCGCCGGCCGAGCCGTTGCGGGCAAGCCTGGAGTTGCAGGACCGGCTCAAGCGGGACATCCGCGAACTGGTCAACCTGGCGGTGTCGGCGCTGGCGGTGCGGGTCTCGGCCGAATCGAAGCAGATGGACAATCAAGGGCTTGAGGCCGGCTTGTCCTACATCGGTCTCGTGCTGGAAAGCGCCGAGCGCCAGATCGCCGAGCATTGGGCAGCCTACGAGGAGCGGACGCCGAGCAAGCGGCAAGTGGCCACGATCAAGTATCCGGACCGCTACAGCTTGAAGACGGACGCCGATCGGATCAAGGAGGCCACGGACCTGACGAAGCTGATGAACTCGGTTCCCGGCCGCAAGGTGAAGCGCGAACTGGCGAAGGGGATCGTGCAGGCGCTTCTGGGCGGCAAGATCAGCGTGGACGATCTGGAGGCCATCAACCAGGAGATCGACAACGCCCATTACACGAACAGCGATCCGCAGACGATCATCCTCGCGGCCCAAGCAGGTTTGGTAGGTGAAAAGACGGGTTCGGTGGCGCTCGGCTTCGATGACGACGAGTATCTGGCGGCCCGGCAGGATCACCTGGATCGCGTGAAGCGGATCGCCGAGGCTCAGGGTCTTGCCAAGGGGGCAACCGATCCAGCGTCCCGCGGGGTGGCGGACTTGTCGGCTGATCCGATGGCTGGACGAGAGGAAAAGGCTGTCAGTCGGAATACGGACTTGCAGGACACAACGGCCTCGCGTGTCCGTGGCAAGGGTCGCTTCGCGGGAGAATGACGATGCTGTGCGACATTGATCGTGAATCGCAGCCGCAATTCCGTGCCGGAAGCGGCACCGTGGGCACCGATGTGGCACGGCTCGGTTGCGAGGACGCCCAGCAAACGGTGACCGTCACGGCGACGGGCGGCAACTACAAGCTGGCCGTGCGCAGCGTGCCGACCGGTGATATTGCTTTTGACGCATTGGCGGCGACGGTTGAGACCGCTTTGGAGGCCGTCGTCGGCAGCGGCAACGTCGCGGTGAGCGGGGATGCCGGTGGTTCGTACACCGTTGATTTCAAGAATGCTGAGGGCGGCCAAGCCCAGGCAGCGATGGGAGTGGACGCCAGCGGCCTTGTCGGGGAAGGCGCAGGGATCGTCGTGATGGTCGTCAAGCCCGGCCACGATGTCGGCTATGCGGTTCGGAAGTATGTCGTGGTGCGCGCCAATGGTGCGAACACCGATGTCATCACGATCGGGACTGGGGTGGCGAATGCCGCAGACGGCTTCATTCTCTCTGCCGGTCAGATCAGTCCCCCGATTCACGTAGATCAGGTGAACAAGGTCTACCTGAAGGGCGGCGCGGCAGGCCAAAACTACTCGTGGATTGCGTGCTAGGGACCGCCGATGGCGCTGAACACCGACATCTACGGCTCCCAGGTGGAGGCCGATGAGTATTTCGCCAACCGTCTCCATGAGACGGCGTGGACGAATGCGACCTCAACGGATCGCAGCAAGTCTTTGATCGCCGCCCGGGAGATCATCGACGCCCTGAACTACAAAGGGGACAAGCACAGCGTTTACACACTCTTGCTGGCGAACCCATCCGCCACGCAGGCAGCGATTCAGGCCGCCGAGGCAAGCCAGGCATTGGAGTTCCCGCGTGGGGCGGACACGACGGTGCCGGAGGCCATTCGCACGGCCGAGTACGAGATCGCCTACGCCCTTCTCGACGGGAAGGACCCGGAACTGGAGTTGGAAAACCTGGCGGTCAATGCGATGGGGTACGGGGCGGTGAAGACCAGCTACGAGCGGTCGCAACTGCCCATCGAGCACATCGTCAACATGGTTCCGAGTTCCGCAGCGTGGCGGCTCTTACGGCCCTTCCTGCGGGACTCGGACGCCTTGAAGTTGTCGCGACTGAGCTAGCTGGGCGCGTGCCCTGGCTTCCTTACCGGCCTAGTCCGGGCCAGACCCGCTGAGAACCTGATTAGGCGGATGCTCTGCTGTTTCCATTCAGGGTTGAGGTGTTTGCATGTCGAGTCGGTATCTGTCCCGTCCCTGGTCCGCTTGCTACGAAGGTGACGACTCCAACCCTGGCGCTGGCGGCAATCCTGGTGCGGTTGGCGGCGACCCGCCAAAGACGTTCACGCAAGAGCAAGTGAACGGCATTGTTGCGGCCGATCGCCGCAAGCTGGAAGACGCGCTCAAAAAGACTGAGCAGCAATACCAGGACTTGCTGAAGAGCCAGAGCCTCACCGAGCAGGAGCGGAAGGCCCTGCAGGAGAATCTGGCGGTCGTGCAAGGTCAATTGCGTTCCAAGGAAGAGCAACTTGCCCTGGAGAAGAAACAGGTCGAGGAAGCCTACGCCGGCAAGCTCCAAGAGTTGGAAAAGAAGGCAGCATTCTTCGAGACGCTCTATCGTGACTCCACGATCGAGCGGGCGCTTACCGATGCTGCCGTCAAGAACGACGCATGGAGCCCCTTGCAGATCGTCGTTCAGCTTCGCAGCCAGACCAAAATGCTGGAAGAGACGGACTCCAAGACTGGGAAGTTGACGGGGAAGTTCAGGCCGATGGTCGAGATGCAGACCCTTAATACGACCACCGGCGAGATGGAGACGAAGGCGTATTCGCCCGACGAGGCCGTGAAGAAGATGAAAGAGATGCCCGAGCAATTCGGCAACCTCTTCCGTCCGAACGTGGTCTCGGGGATTGGCGCAGGAACGGCGACCGGCGGCCCCAACATGCCGGGAGGCGGCAAGATTGACGTGCGGAAGCTTTCGCACGAGGAATTTCTGAAAATCCGGGCTGAGCACCCTGAGTGGCTCGGATTGGCTCCTAAGCGCCGCTAAACGCGATCGGGGGTTCGGCAAAAGGACTGCTTCACAGACGTTTGTCGCAGTGACTTGCTTCTTTGTGAAGCAAAGGGCAAATAGGACCTCTTGGTTGGAGTGAACGCAATGAACCGTTTCTACCTCTCTCAGCCTTTCGCGGCCTGCTACGAGAACAATCTCGACGCCTACATCCCGGAATTGTGGGCGAACATGGGCCTGGCCATCCTGGAAGAGAACATGCCGATGGCTAGCCTCGTCCACCGCGACTTCGAGAACGAGATCGCCCGCTTCGGCGATGTCGTCAACACCCGGAAGCCCGGCGAATTCAAGATTCGCCGCAAGACGGACGGCACGACCCTGGTCCAGCAGGACGCCACGGCGAGCAACGTGCCCGTGTCCCTGAACCAGTGGTTCTACGAGTCGTTCGTGATCCGCGACGGGGAAGGGAGCAAGTCCTTCCAGGAACTCACCGACATCTACCTCCGTCCGGCGATGATGTCGATCGCCCGCGGCGTCGAGCGCTCCTTGCTCGGTCGTGTCCACGCCTTCCTCGGCACCCCATCGCATCGCGTGGGGAAGCTCGGCGGCCTGACCGCCAGCAATGCCAAGGACTACGTGCTGGAGGCCCGCCAGGTCCTCAACATCAACAAGGCCCCCGAGGACGGCCGCCGCCTGGTGCTCGCTCCGACGAGCGAGACGGCCCTGCTCAAGACCGACCTCTTCCTCAAGGCCAACGAGCGTGGCGACGGCGGGCAGGCCCTCCGCCAAGGCGTCCTGGGCCACATCCTGGGCTTCGACACGTACCTGGCGCAGAACGTCAACTGCGTCCTGACGGGTGCCGACATCAGCGCGACGGCGATCACCCTCACCGAGCCGTATGCGGCCGGGACGACCGGTGCGCTGGCCTGCGCGTCGATTGCGGCCGAGGCGGTCGATGGCGAGTTCTTCACTGTGACCGGAAACGATCAGCCGACGTACATCGTCTCGCACGTCGATGCCACCTCGGTCACGCTCAACGAGGCGCTGAAGTACGCCACCGAGGACAACGCGGTGTGCTACCGCTACATCTCCTGCGCCGTCAACGGCGACTACGCCGCGGGCTGGAGCAAGGCGGTCCGCGTGGACGGCCATACCGCCAGCAAGCCGCCGCAAGTCGGCCAGTTGATTGCCTTCGCGACCGGTGCCAACCGCCGGACCTACACGGTGATCGAGGCCGATGTGGTCAACACCACGACCACGGACATCTACCTCGATCGGCCGCTGGAAGTCGCTTTGGCCAACGACGACCCGGCTTTCCCGGGCCCCTACGGCGCGATGAACCTGGCGTTCCACCGGGACGCCCTGGCTCTCGTGACCCGGCCCCTGGCCCTGCCCGATCAGCGGACGGGCGTCATGGCCGCCGTGGTCCCGCACAACGGGATCGGGATGCGTGTGCTGATGCAGTACGACATCAATGCGGGCGGAATGGTCGTGGCTTGCGACATCCTGGCTGGCGTGGCCGTGCTGGATAGCTCGCTCTGCGTGCCCTTGCTCGGCTAAGCGAGTCTCGGTCGCCAGTCCGGGCCAACCGGCCTGGACTGGCGATCCGTCTTTCCCTACCACTGCCCTTGTGGGCGAATGGAGATGCCTCATGGACTTGCTTTT